TTACTAATGCTCAATTTGGTGCTGCTGCTTCTGCTGGTGCTTCACAAACTCATGCTCTGAAAGAAATTACTTTGAATGCGTTTAAAGTAGCTACTAATGAGTATACTGCATACGAAGAAGAAGAAGATTCATTGTTGGCTTTAATGCCCGTAATTCGTGATGCTATGGTGCGTCGTGTAGCTAAAGCTGTCGACAAAGCTATGTTGTTAGGTGCTGGCTCTGGTGCCGATCCTGTTAAAGGATTGACAGTTTTTGCTACTAACACTACTGCTACTGGTAACACAGTTGCTGCTGGTATGACAGTTGCTAAAATGCGTGCACTGCGTCAAGGTTTAGGTGCTTGGGGTCTTGATCCATCAGAAGTGATTTATATCGTTAATACCGATACATATTACCAGTTGCTTGACGACACTGTGTTCCAAACAATGAACCAAGTTGGTCCACAAGCCACATTGTTAACAGGTCAAATTGGTCAAATCGGTGGAAGTCCAGTATTGGTTTCTGCAGAGTATGCCTCACCTGGTACAGGCGTAGCCGGTGCAATGGCCGTTAATACTGCTAACTTTATTGTTGGTAACCAACGCGGTCTCCGCATTGATACACAAGAACTTGTGGAAACACAACGTCGTGTAATGGTGGCTAGCCTGCGTACAGGTATGACACAAATTAGTACAGTTAACGGAAATTCCGTTACAGCACACAAGTACACAGCAACCTGATTTGCTAATGTAATTGTTAACAAGACCCTTCGGGGTCTTGTTTTATAAAGGTATAATGTGCCTTTATAAAACAAGTGAGGTATTTATGGCAATAGATTTAGTAACAAAAGCTGAATACAAAACTTACATGGGAATTACCAGCGCAAATTCAGACACAGAAATTGATTTCTTAATACCTAAAGTCAGTGACTTGGTAAAATCATACTGCCGTCGCACCTTTGTAGATTACTACTCAAATATTAAAGTTGAAGTGTATGATGGGGGATTTAAAGAGCTCTTACTTAAAGAAACGCCCTTAGTAAGTATTGCATCAGTACAATATAGTAGTGATTACGGTAAAACATACACAGCTTTAACCAAGTTTACAGACTGGGTACAAAAAGACGACTCAGTAGTAAGTATTGCACATCCAGTATTTCCAGAAGCAATTAACGGATATAGAGTAAATTATTTTGCAGGATACGACTCAGTACCTGGTGATTTACGATTAGCGGTATTAGACTTAATAGAGTACTACGCTAGAAACAATGGTTCGGTACATAGTAGCCGAGACTTAAATCCTAATACTACCCAAATTAATTATGTTAGCTCAACTAATTTACCTGCACCAATTAAACGTGTGCTAGATCAATACATAGCGGATTTTACATAATGGCTTTTTACACAGCAACTTGGTTTAAACAATTAGTTAGAGAAGATCACGCTAACATACAAAAATATTTAAACAAAGAAGGTAATAATTTACGACGCTATATAGATAGTACATTACCTTTTACGCTTTGGCTTGATATAGGCAATATTAGAAAAAATATTCTTAAACCAGAAGCAAAAGCTATACAAGAACTGTGTGCTCTTACAAAAATACAAGATCCTAATATTTTTATCAATGCATTAGATGATGCATATGTAGCGACAATCAATGAATATATAGAAACTTACCCACATATTAGGTCTAAAGATTTAGCAGCAAAATTAGATGCTTTTTCTTTAGCAATTGATACAGGCGGTATTAAAAATAGCATAGAAACTTTATTTAAAAGAATAACAGTTATAACTGAGCTTTCTAAGAAAAATAAAAGTGTGTTACTAATTGCTCCTAAATTTACTACAATTCAAAGTAAATTTGGTACTCGTGTAAAATCACACTTTAACTACGATCTATTCTCAGACTCAAAAGATAAGTTAGGCAACAGTCCAAAAAGTTTAGTAAAAGCATACTTAGATAAAAATTTTGGCGTCTTACAAAATATAGGACACATTGAAATTGATGTACTATCTTCAAAATCAGGTTCTAGTGAAGTAAAACGGGGATTAGTAAGTCCTCGCTTATTACAAGCTTTATTAGAGTGGCCTAAAGATGCTAAACCAGAATTACTAGCTAGAAAATTTTCTAAAGAAACCGGGCAAGCAGAAACTCGTGTTATTATTCGTAAAAAATTTAGTAACAGTAAATTAGTGCTTGAAATGTTAATAGAATCTGGTATTATGATTGGATCGCTTGAAAGCCAACAAGAAAATTTAAAGAAAGCTAGGTATGAAAAAGCTTTTAAAATAGGAAGTGCGCTAAGTAGACGTTTAGTAGAAGACAAAAATCTTTTACTTAATTTAGTAACTTCAAAAAGTATTAAACAGTATGTAACAGAAAGTTTATTGACTACTATAAAGTCAGGTAAAAATACTCCAAGTTATCAAAGTAAATCTATTTTAACACAAAAAACTCCTATCTTAGTACAAAAATCAGAGTTAGTAGCAAAAACAAAAAATACAAATACTAATAAACTATTTGTACCTATTTCTAAACAAATAAGTGGTGAAGAATCTTTAGTTAATTTACCCAAATTGTTAGTTTTAATAAATTCACAATTACAAGATGTAATTAGTGCTAATATGGGCGACGGCAATAGTCGTAATGTTTTAAATTATAGAACAGGAAGATTTGCTAGTACTGTTAAAGTAAGTCAACTAAGTGAGAGTAGATCAGGAATGATTACTGCGTTTTATTCGTATATGAAAAACCCTTACTCAACATTTAGCCCAGGACCGCCAGTTGGTCGCCAATCAAAACCTGCCAGTAGAGACCCTAGACTACTTATCTCTAAATCAATTAGAGAAATTGCACAACAAGTAGTAGGCAATAATTTAAGGGCATCTCCACTATGACAAAAAGAATTAGTATTATAACAGCTCTGGCTGAAAAGTTTAAAATAATTGACGGCACTGGTAGTTTTAAAACAGATTTAAACGATAACAGCTATCCTAAATTAAAATTTTGGGACGAAGTACAAGACTTCCCATGTGTATATCTTACAGCAGGTTCAGAGATACGTGAATACATGCCAGGTGACTTTACGTGGGGATTTTTAAATGTTAGCATTAAAGCGTATGTTCGCAGCGAAAGTGAAACGCAACAACAACTAGAAGATTTACTAGATGACCTAGAAAATGTAATTGATGCTAACCGTGTATTAGTATACAATACTACTAGTAACCTTTCAACTACTGAAATATTAATTCAGTCAATAACCACTGATGAAGGACTATTAACTCCTTACGGCGTCGGTGAAATCAACTTACAAGTGCGCTACGCATTGGTATAACTCGGATCTATACAAGCATAACAACAGATAAATATCTAGTTACGATGCTTAAATATTTCCAAAAATCATAAAGGAAAGAGTATGGCATTAAATTTAATTCGTAATAGTCGAGTTTTTTATACAACTAAGGTAACTAACGGAGTAGTAGACACAACCGGCTTCACTACCGCAAATACACAAGAGATTCAAGTCCAAGACGGATTTTCATTCTCACAAAATACAGGTCAAGAAACCGTTACTGTAAACGAATCAGGTGCTGCACCTATTCGTGGCCAGCGCAGTTTCAATACTTCACTAGAGCCAGTAGACTGGAGTTTTGCTACTTATATTCGTCCTAAGTTTGAAGAAGGCGGCACAAGTGCCTCAGCTCTTGATTCAGATGACTATATTAACGCAGAAGAAGCAGTTCTTTGGAATTCTTTATCTGGTACTGGCAAAATTGGAGAAACAGGAGCCGGCTGGACAAAGTCTAGTACATTTGCACCTCCTTATGCAACAGTAGCTTTTGGAAATTCTAATGCTCACCAGCTGTTACCATTTGGATTGATTATTCGTTTTGAAGACGTAACTTATATTATCGATAATTGCGCTATTGACTCAGCCACCCTTGATTTCGGATTAGACGCTATTGCTTCTATTACCTGGGCCGGTAAAGGTACTACAATGCGCCAAGTTGCTACTGCAGTAACTTTAGCGGATAGTTCTGGTACAACTACTTTAAGTGGTGGTTTAGGTGGTACTGCAAAATCAAAAGATACTACTGCCGCTTACATTGCTAATAAACTGTCTACACTGACACTTTCTTCATTAGCTTTTGGTGGTTTAAGTGCTAAAGCTTATACACTTGCTTTAACAGGTGGAAACTTAACCATTAGCAATAATTTAACATTCTTAACACCTGCTAACTTGGGTGTGGTTAATCAACCTATTACTTATTTTACAGGTACACGTGCTGTTACATCAACAGTTACCTGTTACCTAAAAACTGGTACTAATGAAAGTTCAACATTGTTGAAAGATATGTTGGCAGCTAGTTCTTCAAGTACTGAAAATAAGTTTGCAGCTGAAATTTCACTAGGCGGAACACTTAATACAAACAAAGTTGTGTTAAATATCCCTACAGCTCAGTTGACTATTCCTTCAATTAATTCTGAACAAATTATTGCTACTTCTATTAACATGACTGCTCAAGGTGCTACCGCTGGTGCATATGACCTTGAAGCTAAGAACGAATTAGAAGTTAAATACTTCGCAACTAATACAACAGTATAAGTTGCATTTTCATAGAGACTGGTTTGATCTCCAGTCTCTCTTTTTAATCTTATTATAAAATGACTATTAATACTCT